AATTCTTGTATACTATTAATAGTAGATAGTGTATTACCATCTAACTTAAGGTTGTCAATTTCAATAGAACCAGTCTGGGATGTGCTACCAGCAATGGTTGTTTGTCCATTGAATGTTACACCGTTTTGGAACGTTGTAGTTGCATTAACTGTTAAAGCATCTCCAGCAGCAGTACCGATTGTTGTATTGTCATCAACCTTGAGGTCTTTAGTCCACGTGGTTGCTGCAACACCAATACCACCAGCAAAGGTTACAGATGCAGTTGATACGTTGGAAGCATCAGTTGTATCTGCATAATTTGCAGTAACACCAGTTGCATAGTTCCAATCAGCACCTTCTACCTGAACTTTATCCGATGTAGTCTCGTCATAGTATATGGAAGCATCCTTTGTATTACCGAAGTGAAGCTTCATATCATCAGCGATACGCAAGTCGGGGGTACCTGCTACACGCTTGATGTCTACAACAGCATCAGAATCGTTAAATACAAACTCTACATCACCTGTAGTACCAAATTCTAATTCTTGTCCATCTTCAATGACAAGTTTACCTGTGCCATTAGCACGGAAGATAAGGTCAGCGTCTGTTGTGGAGGTTGTAATGACGTTAGCATTTAAGTTAATGTCATCAACATTCCAGTTATCAATCTTTGAGTTACTATCAACTATTACAGATGAACTAGCGGTTAGAGTTCCAGCGACATGATCGAGCATGTCAGTGAAGTATCTACCACCAACTACCTGAGCAGCACCGTTATTGTCACCTGCAAACAGACGGTCACCCGCATTTGCTTGTGTACCGTTAGCACCTGTAGTTAATGCTAATTCACCATATGTAATGGTGCCTGGTGCGGTTGATCCAGTACTCCTTTTAATGAGTATATTTGATGCCATTAGAAGCTACCCCCGTTGATAGTTACGTCGTTCAATACATTTGTTGGTACAAATTTTGTGTCTGCAGCAGAATACACTAGCACTGCACCATTTGCTAGTCCTCCTTGAGAAACGTCTGTTAGGTCTACGTCTGACATTCCCCCAATAGTACCACCGCCACCACCTGTGGCCACTCTGGTTACTCTTGGAACAGATTGATCTCCAAATCTTAGTCTTGCCATTAGATAGTTACCCCCTCAAGTACGCTGACAGAACCCTCTAGTACCCTTGATTTGATACCAGATGTTGCGGTAATAACGACATCATATACATAACGGCCTGACTTCATTGTGGCCGTTTGACCATTCGTTAGAGACAGTTGTATCTGCCCACTTGTAGCAGGAGACAAGACTGCAGCAGTTACGGTAGTCGAACTGCTACTTGTATAGTGTTTTTTGATTTTGCACGCCACAGTATATCCAGTAAGGTTAAAAACTGTCCCATTATCGTTTTCAATAGTGAAGTCGATAATAAAGTCAGAACCCTGATATATTATGAGGTTTGATACAGCACTAGCCATTCTCTAAAGAATTACCTATATTATTTAGCTTAACTCTATTTATCCTCTTTCTGAACCAACTTATTAACAAGTGCTTTAAGTTCCGCTACTTCGTCTTTTAAAGTAGCCATTTCACCTTCCTTACGTTTAACTTCTCTACGAGCTTTCTTATATGATTCGTAGGCACTAACGTCAGTATTTAATATTGCATTAGAATTTGGATCCCTGCCGAGTTGAGTATGTCCCTCGACAGGTATTAGTTCAATTATATCGTTTTCCATTATGCTAGTGCTATCGCTCTGAAGTCTTTAACTCTAGGTATGTATGGTTGATTCCAACTTAGAAGACTGATCTTGATCTGGAATGCATCAAAGTCATCAGTGTCATCTACAGAGAATTCATAGTCAGTGAATGTGGCTAGATCGTTCTGAGGAATTAACTCACCACTATCTGCCTTACCATCAGTATTAAAGAACTGGAATGGTAGATCATCAAGGTTACCTGCATAACCAACTGGAACTAACTTGTACATCACCACGATCTTAGACTGTGACCATGTGTTTGATGCAAGCATTACCTTGATACCACTAGCACTCTTCTCTAGTCTTGCTACCTTAGTAATATAGTTAGCAGCACATTCTCCACCAATACCTGTAGTTGGAACAATGTTGTTGTACTGGTTTGCAGTTGTAATGACACCACACTGAGTTAAATCAATAACAGGAGATAAGTGAGATACCTCGGAATCAAGATTGATTTCCATAGTAAATGACTTAGCACTACTCATTCTATTAATTTCATTCAACTGGTTAGCAATAACCTTAGTAGATGGGAAGTAATTTTCATCAGCAATAGTTATGTCTTGCCATGCAGCATCCTTAACAAAGGAAGTCTCTGCACTCTCACCAGCAGGGAAAGGACCACATGAAGTTCCACTAGTACCCTTAACTCTAGCAACTATGCTAGTTCTAGGTTCTACCTGACTTTGAATCTGTGGTGTAAGAACATCCCATGGGATATTCTGAGAGATTACCATGTTAGGTCCACCACAGTTGATACTCTTACCAGCATTCTTAGCAGTGATCTTCAAATTATAACTATGAGGACTATTGATAGAGATAACTCCACCAGTAGAACTTGTATGAGTTGTGTTGATTAATGTAAGTGGGATACCAGCAAGGTTGTAACACTGTACGATTGCACCGTCTGCATGTACTTTACCAGTAGCAGATCCAGAAGTACCTGAATAGTTTCTACCAGTTGAATGGATAGTAATGACGCTACCTGCAATACCTTCGTATGCAATGATCTCATCTCCACTACCGTCTTCCTCTGTACCAAGTATCTTAAGGAAACCAAGGTTAGAAGCACTTACAGCAGAACCACCTATTGTTGTATGGAACTGAGATGCATCAGCAACTGTTAATGCAGCACCTGTGGCAGTAGCACTTAGTCCACCACCCTGATTGACTGTAGTATCAGCAACTTCAGAAATTGCTCCACTTAGTTCAACATAGTTAAGACCTGACTGCTGACCATGGTTACTATGGAATACTCGTATTTCATCACTACCAGTTGTAGTCTGTAGTCCATTAGTTCTAAGGTTTAGATATCCACCATTAGATTCAGCAAGTTGTGCGTTCTCTAGTACAAGTGTACTATTTGCTGCTGTTGTTGGTAATGTGAACTCTGCTCTATAGATCTTGAACATCAAGTCTTCATACTGAGTAGGAGTCCAAGTAGAAGCGTTTTGAGACTTAAATAAGACACCGATATATGGTTGTTCAGATATTTTCTCACCTGCATGTGCAGCATCAATAGCATCCTTACCAAGTAATGATATGAATACCTTATACTGATTAGAATCAGATGTAAGGACAATAGCATGTTCCTTTCTGAATGGAAGATATACAGGTGCTTTGAATGTAAACGTAGTTGGTTTAGAAGCATCTTCTGATGTGAATACATCATCAGGATCCTTAACTACCTTAGATAATGGTAGTATATCCTGTGTTGGAGTTCCATTCTCTACAGTTCTAATATCCATTGAGACAGGTATCTCAGCATCCTTAGTAAGGAAGAATAAATCAATCTTAGATAAGAATACTCCACCCTCAAGAGTTGAATCCTCAACTAGGAATGTCTGTGCCAATGGGTCACACCATCTAGTCTCTTCCTCTGTAGATACACTTGCACTGACTAAAGTTCTGGCATCCTTCATATCCTCTGAAGTTACCTTAGCATTTCTTACTGAGATAATTGTTTCTTGTGTTGTCTCTAATAGACCTGCAGAAGTAAATTCTGCTTCACCATTACTATCTGAAATACCAACTACCTTACTATCACTATCAGAATCACTTAGTCTGAATAGTTTAGTACCAGTCTTGAATTTCATGTTACCATCAACGTTAGGTTGATCGATGAAGAAAGATCCTCTCAATTTACCCTTCTTATCAGTAACTAGATCCTTATTGCTAATTTTCGCAATAGCACCAGATGTCTCACCAACAATGTAATCATTGATCTTAGGTGATCCATAATAGGTTCCCTTTGCTTGATCAGCAAGAGACTTGGTATCAATATTAACGAATGATAGATTAGACTTATAATCACTAATAGATGATATATCTGCACCGTCTAATGGATTAATTTGATAACCCTCATTAGGAGCTGCAACTCTTCCCTTAAACCTAAACTTACCATTTCCTTTCTTGACATGAATTGTTTCACCAATCTGGAATGGAATACTGTTTGTCTGTGAATCAGTAGATGGATCCTTAACTACTCCCATTACCTTAGGTGTAATTAGTTTCTTAGGAAGTGTAATACCATCGAAGAAAGCATAGAACTTAGTTCTTGGTTTCAATTTCTGACATGTAAACTCAATATTTCTAGAACGCATAAACTGAATATGCTCTACAGAAACAACCTTACTACCAAGAGACTTCTGTTCAATTACAGGAGTAACTCTATACCTAATACCACTTCTTGTTTGCTTTGTAGTGGTGGTAGTTGTGGTAGTGATAGTTCTATCTCTTCTACGACGACCTTTACCGCCTTGTCTTCTCCATGCACCAACATCAGTTGTTACATCAGTTCCAGTCCAAGTGGTTTTCCATGCATTCCAATGAATAGGTGAGAAACCATTCTGATCTGCATTATACTCCCTAACAGTTGTCATGAAGTTACCTTCAACTGTTGGTCCCTTAATAGGATTAAGTGACTTGGTATCTACCCAGTTATCATTCTCTGGATATAACTCTATATCACCAACATAGGTAAAGACGTTAAATGGGTTAACGTTTTCAACAGCTGATGCATATGGTTGATCTATAAGTACGGTAGATGTATATGGAAGTGTTATAATATCGTCAGTTTGTTGTACGTTAGTAGAACCTGTACCGTATGTTAGTGGTACTTGTGTCGTATAGTGAGCAGGTCTCATCTGACCTTCTTCAAAATCAACAGAGACTCTAAAGTCTGGATGTAATGTATCAGCAGTAGCAAGACTTGCAAAGTTGTCTACTATGAAACCATTCTTATATCTACTGAGACCACTAGCATCTCTTATCTCCATACTTGCGGTTTCACCCTCAAGTAATGAGAGTTGTGTATAATATTCTAAAGTTTTAATTCTATCTTCAAGTATTTGAAGATCTCTGAATGTATATCTCTTAAAGTTTGTTTCAATAATGCTTATATCTTCATCAACATTAAAGACATATGGTTTATATGTCAATGTTGCTAATAACATTGCATCATCAATATCATCAGGAGGTGCTGGATTCGTAGTAGGTGCACCCTTAACTACTTGAACAACATTATCCTTGTTCATGAATACCTTATCAATTCTACCAAGGTAATGTTGTAAACTAATAATAGTTGTATCACCTACACCAGGGATACCAGTTAAGTTACCAGTAAATGCTCTATTATCAAAGTCAAGATACTTAGTAGCACTTAATGTCCATGGAGAAGCAACAGATCCAGAACCAGATAATTGCTCTGCAACTATAGGTCTAAAGTCAATAACATCTCTTAGGTTTCCATTATCATAGTCTGGTATGATTTTATATTCAGAAGTAGAATATGAATCTACTGTATATGGATTAATTCCTGAAGTAGTTAGGAAACGATCAAATATAACAAATAGTCTATGTGTAGGTGCAGTATAACCAGCCTTCCTAACAAGAGTTGAATAGTCATAGTATTGGTCTCTCTGACCATCATCAAGATCAAAGTTCTCAGTTACATTAGTTCCACCTTTAACTAGTTTGCCTGTGACAATCTTCAAAGTGGCATTAGGAGCTGTAACAGTCTCACCATCAGTGAATACATCGTCATCTACTGGAATGAAGTATACTTTATTGCTTGTAGTAGATATAATTCTTGCTCTAGATCCTGAAGTATCACCAGTGATAACATCATCAATAGAAAGTGTACCTAATAGGTTAGTGAACTCAAATTCAGGAAGTTTGGGATCTCCAAAATCTTCAGATTCAAATACAGCCTTAATCTTGAATACATCACCAGTACCTAGAGAGATACGATCATCATCTATTCTATAACCATTACCAACATTAGCAGTAGTTAAACCATTAGGGCTACCACTTACAGTTGTCTTATCAAGTTTGAGGAGTTTCATCCTCTCAGTAGTCTTTGCCTTGGCAGATCTATTAGAACTGTATACTGTTACGATAACATCAATAGTACCAGAACCACCACCACATAAACCACCTAGAGC